CTTAACTTCTTAGACTTACCCAACCCTTTAGGGCGGGGCTTATCCCACACCTCTCCGCCCTTTTTGTACAACTTAACGGGTTCATTGCCATCACGTTTTACCGTGGTCTTAGGCATCTTCTTGGGGTTTATATCCCCCATCCCGCGTGAGGCTCTCATTAGCAAGCCTTCCCGCCATAGGCCATCTTAACGATCTTGCCTTTGGTTTTGCCCTTTTTAGCAATACCATCAACGCCGCCGCCTTTTTTCATGGCTTTAACTTCAGCCATTTCATGTTTGATCATGGACTTAGGAGCGCCTTTTTTCTTCATGAACGCTACCTCTTTACCAACCATCTTTTTAGATTCAGCCATACTAAACCATCCTTCCTTTAGTTTTACCACGTTGAGCGCAGCCATCAGCCCGCTTAGAAGCAGAGCCTACTGAACCGCCTTTTTTGTAGTTAGTCATACCTTCACCAAACTTTTTATTTCCGGGTTTGCCCGGTAGTTTAGTAGGTTCGACAGGCGTAGTTGGACGTGCAAGAGGCAGAGCGGGAGCACGTAAAGGCGCTGATGGTGTAGGCATTTCACCCGTCGGGTACTTGGAAGCTGTTTCAGCTCCAGCGCGAGTCAACCTATCCATTTGCTCGTATAGAACATCTAGTTCCGGTACGCTCTCGCCTTTGGCTCTACGAGCTTCCAACACACGAATACGCGCTTCCAGTTGCGCTAAGTTATCAGCCATTAGACCATCCTACCTTTAGTTTTCCCGCGCTGCGCACAACCATCCGCACGTTTGGAAGCGGAACCTACGGAGCCGCCGGATTTGTAATTGCTTTTATCGTATGGGTCTTTTTCCATTTTGTACTGATTTGGATTAACACTGTCATACGGTATTGCTGATGTAGTTGAACGCGCAGTTTTTTTACGTTCTTCAGCAGCAGCTTTACGTTCTGCATTAAATGCAGCAACTTTTCTATCCGCCTTTAGTTTATCTAAAGGGGCATTAGTCATTCTTTGCGTAGGACGCTGACCTGCTTGGCCGCCTTTCATTACTTCAGAAGCTGACTGCAAATCTTTTTCTCGTGGGTTCAAACCAAAACTTTGCGATGCTTTCTTAGGAGCAGCGGGTTTAGGTTTTTCTGGGCCAGTTGTACTGAATGTTCTAGTCTTTGGAGCGTACTCGTCCTCTTTAGCGGCTGCGCCAGAAGCAATACCACTCTTCATCGCTTCTACGTCAGGTTTTTTAGCCGCTTTAACAGCAAGATTAATCTCGTCGTCTTCGACAAAACTATCGTCTTCGCCAGCATACCGTTTAACTTTCTTCATTGCTTACCTCTTTTTTCTTCCGAAGTATCGAATAAAAGTCTTTGCCCGTGACCATTTCAATTATGCGCATTAGTCCAAGTACAGCACCAATCAACCCAAACAACGGGGTCAATAAGTTAAGGAATGCGCCAACTGCGGCAAACACCGAGAAAAGATCAACCATGTTTTTTATATTGTCGTGGTGTTCGCTCATGTCAACATTTCCATCTTTTTAGACTAGCTGCTTTACGTGTTGGTTTGCCGTTTTCATCCTTCATAGGACCGGGCATACCAGACATACGGGCGCAGAATGATTTCTTACGTGGGCCACCTTCGGGCTGTGGAGCCTTTAGGTTAGACCCTGTAGCTGCGTTGTACTTAGCACGACCTTTGGCGGTAAGCCCCGCCCCTTTAGAAACCGGAAGCTTTTCGCCACGGCCAACTGCAAGGGAAGGGGTTTTCTTAGCCATAGAACGCTACTGCACTAGGGTTAGTAGAACAAGTAACAATCGCACTAGTTCGGCACAACACGCCCTCGCCGGGAATCAAAACATTGAATGATCCAGCAGCGGGGGCCGTGTACGTAAACAACGTGGTTGCCCCGTCAGAAACGCTTACAGTATCCGCAGCAGCGGTGGCGGAAATAACCAACCCTTTAACGCGAACACGCCCATTATAAATAGTCGTAGCCACGTTTTTAGGGCAGGTAGCGCCTTTAACGTCTGTTTGCATAGCCATAGTGGCCTCCTATCAGACGTTTTGCATTCCGACGTATGGGTCTTCTACGTAGTACGTAATGTAGCCCGCGCAATTGCCTGTACCAGCGGATGCACCCGTACGTGCAGTCAAATACACCATTTCGGTGGTAGACATAGGGACGCCAAACGACGCTTGTGGAATTGACGCTGTTGCCAATGTAGTTGCGGAACGCGCAGTTGATTGCTCGTTAGCTAAAGCAGCAGGGCTTGCTGTACCGCTTGTGAAAGTAGTAAAACCGAAGTCCAGCGTACCTGCACCGCTAGAAGCAACAGTAGTTGCGATCTCAACGATTACCGCACCTGCGGGCAGAATAACGTTTTGACCAGTAACGGAACCAGCAGTAGCTTGGTTTTTGAGGTTGCCAGTTTGAGTAGCAACGTTGCCGACGTACCATTCGGCAACCATAAGACCGGTGCCACAATATGCGGTGCGAGTTTGATCGCCGCCGCCCGAACGCCAAATACTTTGGGTGGTAGAAACTGCCATAATAAATTGTCCTCACATGCGAGTTAAGTGCGACGATATGCATGTAACAGGCCGGGAGCCATTCGTTCGCACCGGTTTCCCGGAATACTTCTTTATATCACATAAAAAAGGGGGCCGAAACCCCCTTTTCGTTACGCTCCCTGCGAACCAAAAACGCCCAGTGGGTCAGAAACGCCGAACGAATAACGCTCACGAGCTTTGTAACGAGCATTACCTGTATCGAAGTCACCGTCCATAGATTGCGCCATCGGCATACGGATGAAGTGTTTCAGACCGTTAGGTACATCTGTCGTCAAGAACCAACCATTTGGATCGGTCAGGTAGTGGTTGACAGTGTAGCCTTCAGGAATGGCACCGTTGTTCTTAATCGCATTGATGTCGTTATCGTTAGTGCCAACACGCAGTTCAGTTTCGAGCAAACGCGTAGCAACGAACATCAATTGAGGAGGAACAATCAGTTTCTTTGGTTTAGCAGCGATCAGCAAACCACGTTCGTCAGTCCAACCGGCGATCTGAATGACAGCGGCTTCCAAAGAAGTCTCATTCAAGTCAGCTTGAACTGAAAAAGTGTTGCTGTTAGTGCCACCAGATACCAATGGGTGAGCAGTCGAGAACAGAACTTGACCGTCGCCGTAGGTTGGACCGCCAGAGAAGCCGCTATTTAGAATAGCTGCACCTTTGACTTGCTTGGTGTAAGCCATAGCACGTGCGAGAGCTTTGGTATAACGCTGCGACAGTGAGTCGTACAGGTTATCTTCCATTGCCTCTTCAGTAACCGCAAAGCCCATCGCAATGGTCTCGTGGTTGTATCGTGCAGTCCAAGCTTCTTGTGCGTTGTCATAAGCAATCGCACTACCTTCGCTTTTGACCGGCGCAGCAGAGAAACCAGACAGCTTGGTCTCTTCTTCGAACGAACGCTCGGAAGTCTCTGTTTCGTAAATCTCCTTGTGCTCTTCGCCATAACGTTTGTATTCCATACCAAACAGGGCATTCAAGCCGGGAAGGAGTTCTTTAAGCAGTTGGGCGCGTGAAATAGCCATAATTTAGCTCCTTAAGCCACGCCAGCGGCGTTGTAATACGAATGGAAGCCAAAGTTAAATTTTACAATAACTTCAACAAAACCAGACGCGGTTGCGGTATCAGGTACCAAATCAACGATACGGAAACCGTAGGTTGAGGCAGCAGTAGCTGAATCATAGTAAACACCGGTTTTTGCATTGCCAGTATTTGTGTCGCCGGTATTTAATACCAAAGCGACGTTAGCACCCAAAGCAGCTTGCGGAACTGCTACAGGAGTCAGACCTGTAGTGTTGGCAGTAGAGCCAACAGACGCAACCTTGAACAACGCATCAGGATCGTCAACAATGTACGCGATAGCATCAGTTACACCAGAGGTGTAGCCGGGCCAATATTGCGCAAATAGTTTTTGCTTGGTAGCTGGATTAGTGTAGGAACAACCTACAAAAATACCAACAGTGCCAGCGATAGCGGAAGTGCCGTTAGCCAGAGTACCCGCAATTACCGTACCGTTCGTGGCATCAAGCTGAACAACTTGACCTGTAAACAGGGCAGTGTTGTAGCTGACAGTCGAAGTAGTAATAGGCAATTCACGAGTCTGACCGGCGAACACCTGACCACCGATCAAATTGATCGGTTGTAGCCCGTAGGGGGCTGATATAGTAGGATAAGCCATGTTTAACTCCAAAAATTAATTATGAACCAGAGCCAAAAGTTACCTTGCTCCTGCGTTCTGAGAACAGAGGCATACGAGGATCACTTTCACGCATAAAGTTGTTGTCTACAGAATTCATCTGGGAATCGGCTTGGGCACGGAAGTGCTCATTTCGTTCTTGGACAAACTCAGACGGGGTTTTGCAAAGCATTAGTCCACCGATAACAATATTGTCTTTAAAACGGTCATTTTCCGCATGAAAGACTTGAATTTCGGGGTGATCTGAAGCTTTAACAGGTTCCCAGCCTTCTCTAAACTTTGAGGTCACATTAGTGGCATCCATGTCCCCACGCGTACTTACACGTACCCAGTGAAAATCAAATCCCGGCTCCGGGTTAGGAGTAGGAAGAGTTTCAGGACGCTGCCAAGAGCGTTTACGAACGCTGTGTTCGCGGGTTTCTAGTTCACGATTAAGTTCATTTTTAGCCATTTTGTTTCCTCATTTCTTCAGCAACCTGTCGGGCGTAAAGTTCCAGCGGTACACCTAGCCGTTTTGCGATAGACACTTGCGATTGTGTAAGTACGATTTTTCTTGGTGCAGTACTACGGGTCGCAGGTGCTACAACATTCGCTTTCTGGCGAGTTTTTGTACTCGTTGGCTCTGTCGTTTCGTCTTCCCCACTATCAAATTGTTCCGGGAAGAGTTGTCGCATACGAGAATTTAAGTTCTCGTAGTAGGTGTCGCTTTCGGGGTCAACCCCCTCTTTAATCATTTTTGAATGCAACCCTAACGCAAGGCTAGTCATTTCGTCATCTACCCCAAACCAAGGATTTGCTTTCTGCCAACGGGCCACCTTGGGGGAGAGAACGGACTCTTGTGTAGAGCGAGTTTGAAGAGGTTGTACCTCAGTTTCGTTTTCCTGTAAAGAGGTTATCTGGAAATTAGCTACACGTTCTGATTTTACTTTGGCGCTAGTGAACGCTTCTTGTGCTGCAACCACAGCGTCAGCATCCCCAGATTCGTATGCCTCTTTATAGGTTTTCTTAGCTTGATCCAACTCCATCTCAACAGCCTTTTTGGCCTGTTCTAATAGAGTCTCTTGGTTCCTGTTGACAGTACCTTTGAGGCGCTTGTTCTCCTCAATTACATTCTCAGCAAGACGGATAGCTTCCTCACGTTCACGCAAAGCAGATTCTTTTGCCCTACGCTCGTCGTGGTAACCCTTAGTAAAGTGTTGTAAACGCTTACGAACTTTATCAGAATATTGATTTAGTTCTTCTTCGCTTACTTCTTCCGGGGGGTCGCCAGCCTTCCTGTTACGGTCTGCGGGTGGGGTATCGTCAACAATTTCAAGCTCAAGCTCGTCGCTTGATGCCTTAGAAGGCGTATCCCCTGTGTCTGGATCGGGGAACTCAAATGTAGTTTTTTCCACTTATATCTCCTTATGCACGTGAAATGCCACGGGGGTCTTCTACAACACCGTCAACACTATCTTCATTGATAATGCGGAACTCTTTCCCGTGAATCTTCACTCGCGTACCCGAATGTGGGCGTACAAGAACAAAGTCTCCAGCCTTACACCACGGGCCAGTTGGGTAGCGTTCCTTATCGGTGTAGCAGTCAGGGCCAAGAGATACGACGAAATACACCGTAGCCAGTATTTCCTCGTGTTTCTTAGTTGTATCTGCCTTAATTAGCCCACTGTCGTACTTCTCTTCTATGTCCGGTATGGCGCACAGAATCTTGTATCCAGAAGGGATTGGCAGTTGTTTCGCTTTCGCCTCCGCCGTGTCCGGCAAAGTTGAAGTTTCTCCATCAGCAGTAGCAATAGCTAGTTCAGTCATCGTCATCCTTTATGTGTCTAGCAAGGTCTTGTACTTCTCTACGCGCTAGGGCCAGACCATGAATTACCCCGCACTGTTCTTTGTACACAGCAAAATCTTGACACGTACCAGAGACTAGACTGTCTTGGACTGTTTCGATTCGGTCGTTTATCTTTTCAACTAGCACGTCAAAGACGGTTTTAGCCATTATCTATCCCCGGTAGGCTTTTTAGGTGTAGCCAAAGTTTTCAGCGCGTCCATCTGATGTCGTTTATCTGTCTGACGTTCTTGGGACTGTAAGCGCATTTTTTCTTTATCCATTTCAACACCAGCCTTCGCTGCATCAATCTCAAGCTTCTTAGTAGCTAGTGCAGCGTCAAACTTATCTTTAGTAGCTTTGCGTTGTTGCTCTTGCCCTTGTAACTGTAGTTTGGCTTGTTCAAGCTGGAACATCGGGTCTTGCGTTTGCTGTTGTGCTTGTTGCTGCGCAGCTTCTTGCGTGTGGACTTGTGCAAGTTGTTGTGCGGCGTCGGCTACTAAACGAGACAACTGAACTTCGATTTCTTCTGGAAGCTCTTCGTCTGGTGTAGGCAACGGTGCACCCAACTGATCTTCAATCTGCTTGCGGTACTCATAAGCTAAGTGTTCTGACACGTGTGCATCGATAGCGGAAATAATGCCTTGCGCCATCGGGTTCTGACCAACCAACTGCATAATCATCGGGTCGTTCTTCATCGCCATGTGTGCAGTGATATGAGCAGCATGATCTTGGTAGATAAACGCTTTTACTGGCTTGCCAGTTAATATGCCCATGTTCTCGCTGATCGGGTCTTTCGGTTTCTGATCTTCTGGCAGCGGTACTAACTTATCTGCGTTCCGAATACCTAGCACCTCAATCATCTGACGATGTAGCTGTGGTAAGTCGTATATCTGTGGAGCAGTCTGAGATAGCTGAATAACGGCTTGGTACTGTACTACCCGTTGTGCCATCGTAGACGAGTTAGGATCAGATACAGGGATCACGTCCACCATATCGTAGTCAGACTGTTTAACAGTGCGACTTACAGTATCTTCGTCCGATACATCGTAGTCATAGTCTTCTGGTGCGTAGTCACGGATGATGTTCTTTAAGAGTTTAAACTCTTGCTTCATCGCAAAGTGAACTCGCGCCTGAACTGCCGCCATCGGCTTTAACGTACGCTCAAGCAGTGCCAACGTTGTACCTACAGGAGCATTCGCGCTCATGTCGCTGATATTCATATCACTGATTGCGCCCAACCTACGGCCTTCTTCAGTAATCTTATCTAAGAGCGCAAGTAGTACCGCCGAAGGTTCTTGATACGGCAGCAACATGATGTTGTCTTTTAGTGCCCCGCTGGCAATGTCTACATCTTTAAACTCGCCGGGACCTATCGGTGTGTCGTCGCCTGTTACTCGTAGTCCTCGGGCTTTTAATCCTCCCGGAAGATTTCGTAGAGTTCCTGCATCCACAAGTTGTCGAATAATGCTTGTTCCAGCACGAGCATAACCGCCAATAATGTGAATAAGTCCAAGACCATAGAAGCCAAAACCGGGAATATATACATAGTGTACGAAGTGGTTACGTTTTAAACATAACTCGTCGTCTTCAACCCAATTACGACGAATCGCCAAAACTTGCTGTGTGCCGCGCTCAATAGTGACTACGTAGGGTTTAGCTAGTTCGTCATCTGCATACTTATCATCTTCCAAAACCAAATTGGCGTGTATCTCAAGCAGCGTGTACCGATCATCGTCAGTTATAGTGTAGCCAGAGTCTTCTGCTTTTTTCTTCTCAATGTCCGTAGGAAAGTTTTGTGGGTCTCCTAACGACGCGTCTACATAAAACCCAGACGCTTGTAACTTGTCCATCTCGTTTTTAGTCTTACGCATGACGTGCGTAACACGTTCAGCAAACTCTATATGCGACGTGCCATACGGCACAATCACATCTTCTGCTGATATATAGATAGCTACTTGACGTCCAATGTTCGGATCGAAGTAGACTTTCTTAAACGCGGAACCTGCCAGACCTAGTGAGTACAACATGCGCTCGTGCTCTGAGCGATACTCCACCATCACTTCAGTCAACTGGTAGTTCATGTCTTCACGGACACGCTCTGCCGCTTCTTCTTTAGGCCGTGTAATAGACCCCAGAATCTTTGTCTTTACCGGCCCTTGCGACGGGAATGTTTCCGACATCGCTTCTGCTTGGAACCGTATCGCTGCTTCTGCTAGAACTGTAGAGTACACACCGCAAGCATCGTCCCACGGCTCAGTTCGCTCTTCGTACTTAAAGCCCAGTACTTCCAAGCCCTTAACATACGTATCTGCCCACTCTTTACGTGAAGATATATCTGCCTCAACATACTCAACCAGATCACCAGCAAGTAGGTTTAGTACATCCTCGTCCAGCGTTTCAGCCAAATTCTCGTCGAAATCGCCTTTATCGCCCGCTTTAGTCTTGTCTTTATCCAACGTCACTTCAACCGTGCCATCGGAATTTATTTTTATCTCAGGAGCCATACCTTCGCCCTCGATCTCAAACTCCACTTCGGGCAACGATGCTATCCCTTCTTCACCTCTGGGAGCTTGATAAAGCCCTTTTTCTATAGCCATAACCTACCCCTTAATAATATCCACCGCGTCTGCGGCTTTTGAAATATTTAATTTCATCAGGTTCGTCGGAAGGCAAGCGGATAAACCCACCGTTCCTAAACCGCATCAACGCCATAACAGTGGAGTCAACCAAGTCGTCGTTAGATACAAACGGAAACCCTGCAATCTCTTCAACCACCTCTTCTGCCCAACGTGTCTCGGGGACCCAACATAAGCCCGACTTGACAATATCGGCAACCGAATTCAACCGAGCCATCTTGTCGCCTGTCCCACGGTGCGGGGTGTACTCCTGTACTGGAACCCCTATCCTGCGCAACTCTTGATATAGCTGCGTACCGGCACTTTTCTTCTCGACAATAAACGAGTCCGGCTCCCACTCCTTGTATTCCTCCAACGCCAACGTTTTCAACTCTGGGAACTCCAGCCGCTTCTTAATCGAATTTAAGAGGATGATATGGTACGCCCCTGACCCGTTGTCGGCCTCTTGGTTTACAAACACACCCCACGTTGTTATCGCTGTAAAGTCAGCGCGGTTATGAGACTCAGCCGCAGCATCTAATGACATAATAATATATTCACACGTGGGCGGGGTGTCCTTTTCCCAAATCTTCCACCATTCTCTTTTAACTAGAGCCGCTTCCTCGGCGGTCGGGTTCTGCTGGTACTGCGCGTTCCACTGGAACACCGGCATTGACGCCTTTGTTCTATACAGTGCCGTTAAGTCAAAAAACTCCGGCCAGAGCGCCTTTTCTACAAACTTCTCAGTTTCTTTATCTTTAACTTCTAGTATCGCCGGGAACTCAACCACACTGTACTGGTCAGCGTTCTCGTTACCCATGTCTTTTAGTACTCGCCCTGTTAAGTCATCTAAGTGCCATCGGGTTTGTACAATCGCCACCCGTCCTCCGGGCATGAGACGAGTTCGAGCGCCATAAGTAAACCATTCGTACGCCTTATCAAAGACGTCAAAGTTTCCGTTGATAATGTCTTGCTCGTTATGTGGGTCGTCGACGAGTAGTAAATCCGCACCTCGGCCAGCAAGTGCCGACCCAACACCGCAAGCAAAATACTCTCCTCCGACGTTAGTGTTCCACCGTCCCGCACTTTTTGAATCAGACGCAAGACCGACGGTTGGGAAAATTTTTCTGTACGGTTCAGAATCAATTAAGTTCCTCACCTTCCGGCCAAAATCCACGGCCAAATCCGTAGTGTGCGACACCATAAGTACCTTCTTATTAGGGTGTCGGCCTATAAACCACGCTGGAAAATAGATAGAAACAAGCTGAGATTTGCCATGTCTAGGGGGCATATTGACGCAAACACGGTCTTTTTTACCCTCTGCGATGTCCATTAGTAGGTTCGCCAGTATCCTGTGGTGCTTTCCAACCTTGTAATCAGGCTGCATAGCCTTACAGAATTCAATTAAATCGTCTCTAGCGGCCTCGGATCGCTTTCTTTCCGCCAAAGTTTCCGCTATTTCGAGTATTTCTTCCTGTTCTGAGGCGTCAAACCCGTCAATGTTCTGCAAAAGCAGGTCAATATCAGCGTCATCTAGGTCAATGCTCACTGTTTACCCCTTGTTTTACCTCATCTTCGACCGTTTTTACCCCTAATTCCCGCATATCTACGTCTGTAATCTCAACTGCGTTGGCTTTTTTACGTAGTAACGCGAGTTTTTCCTGCAAATTAGACCTCAGATCGTCCGTAGACCTATGTGTAACTGTCACTTCCGAGCGGTCTGTGAACAAACCTACGTCGGAAATCTTACCTAACAACTCCAACGCCTTAATACGTACACGTGGGTCTGGGTTGTTGGTCTCTAATATAAGCTTGTTAGTTACTAGGTGACGTATCTGGGTCGCTTGCTTAACCACCGCATGACTGAAGTCTTTCAACGTGTCATGTACTCCCATCAGAACCGCAGGGGGTAGGTTAGAGAACTTAGCCGTACTTAAGATTTCATTCGTTTTAACTTCGTCTTCTGCAAACGAGTTAACGATTGTAGCTATCCGCGCTTTATCTGCTATGTCGGGATCAAGTACCTCGGGGGGTAAGCCATGCTCGACTAGAAGGTCGATGGTGTTACATGCAGCAGCCGCCCGCTCTTTAAGTTCCGCGTAGGGCAGTTGTGTGTATGGCATCTCAATGCCAATGTCGGGGGTGCAAGTAAGCATATCGCAAACACAACAGGTTGTGTTGAAGGCCCGAATGTACCATAAAAAATAAAATTACAACAATAGGTACTAGAAAAACAAATTACAAATAAAAAATTTTTTAGGGGGGTACCAAAAATGGTACGGGGGGTGTTTCCTATATTGAGGGGGTGGGGTCGCTAATGTAGCTATTTATATTTATAGGGGGTGGGGTGTTGTCTTTTTAGTTATGCGTTGTTATCTTTTTAGTTACATGAAGTTTTTTAGGTCAAGGATGTTATCTTTTTAGTTACATGAAGTTTTTTAGGTCAAGTTATTCGTGTGAAATAGTAACCAACTAGCACACAGGAGTCCCTTA